GCCAAGAGCAGAAGGGGTGGGGGAAGAGGTGGAGAATTGGGCGACTTTGCCGCGCACCGGGGCATTGCGCAGACGGGCGACGACTTGTGTAGTGGTTTCCATACGGTCAGCGAGGCGGGCGGTGACGGCATTGCCGCCGATGTACAGCCCAGCTTCCGTAGCCCGGATCGCCTCAGTGGTCAGGGGTTTGCGGTAGGTCGCGACGGTGTTGATGAACAGGCTGTAGTAGTGGTTGATGTTGGCCTGGAACTGTTCGGCGACGGCTTCCGGCAGTGGTTCGTAGGGGTTGCCGTCAATTTTGTGCGCCCCGGCATAGATGTGGGTGACGGCAATTCCGGCTTTTTCCAGGGCTTTTGAGAGCTCGACATGGGCCATGACGACGCCAATGCTACCGACGACGCTGGTATCAGAAACGGAGATACTGTCGGCGGCACTGGCCAGGAGGTAGGCGCCGCTGGCGGCGAGGTCACTGGCTACTGCGGCGATGGGCTTCTTGCCCCGTGCGGCGTGAATCTGGGCAGCGAGTTCAAACACGCCAGCCACTTCACCCCCGGGGGAGTCGATGTTGAGGACGATGGCGCGGACGGCGGGATCGGTCAGGGCGGCTTGGAACGTGCGGCTGATGCTGTCATAGCCGAGCACCATGCTGGAGTCGGCTTTTAGCGTGGTGCGATGCGCCAAGACGCCAAAAATGTTGATGACCGCGACGCCGTCTTGATTCTGATAGGCGCGGGCCTCGCCGGACGTGTCGGCGATGGCGTTAGCGGGCAAAAAACCGTAGGGCTGGGGGGCGTGGTCAATCTCCATCCCCAGGCGCGGAGCCAGTCCGGCAATGATGGCGTCGAGTTTGCCGGGGTGAATCAGCAACGGGGTGTTGAACAACCGGGCGGCAATGTGGGGGTAGTGGCGATTCATGCCGGAGTCTCCGGGTCGGGTTGGTTAGGGGATTCGGCAAGGTTCAGCCGGTTCAGCGGTCGCGCCGTAGTGCAGGCCGAGGGTCCGTTCGCGTTGCCGGTCGATAGCCTGTTGCCGGTCAATGTCTTCGGCATCCCAGCCGGATTCAGCCACGGCGGCGCTGCGCGAGGTTAATCCGTTGTTGATTTTGAGGATGGTGGTCTGGGCTTCCTGCAACGGGTTGACATACGACCATGCATGGGCGCGCCATTCGCAGCGTTGCCATTCGCGCTGGGCGCGAGCGGATTCTTGATAGCCGCGTAACGGGAGCAGGCCGGCGTAATAGGCGGCGTCCAGCCACCAGGCCCAGAGGGGTTGCAGGACTTGGGCGACGAGGGCGTCTTGCTGGATTTCCAGGCGGCGATAGAAGGTGTTGAGGGTGACTCTCATAATCCTATCGTTGGTTCCGGAGTAGTCGCCGGTCATCAGTTCAAACGGAACGCCCATGCCCGCCGCAATGGCCCGGAGTTGGGTCCGTAGGAAGTCAATCAGACCCGCGCCGCCGGAATCGCCGCTTTCCAGCGCGACCTTTTCGTTCATCGCCAGTTGCAGCATGTAGCCATCTTCGATATCGACATAGGCGCGACCGTCTTCTTCTGTCGCGTCGTTATCGGTAATCGGGTTGTTGTCGGGGTTGTCGCGGTAGATGGCCCCGACGAATTTGGCGCGGGCTTTCTTGCGGGTGAGTTCCGCCGATTCAAAGCCGTCCATGTTGCGGGCGCGGAGCAGGACGCTCATGGGCGTCGGTTCGCCGCGTAACTGGCCAGGGCGCAACGGGGTGTAGTGGTGCACAATCTGTTCGGCGGGAACGCGGGTCAGTTCGGTGGTAGTGCCGGTCAGCGAACGGTCCGCCGGGTGTTCCGGGTAGAACCAGTAGGCCAACCGCTTGCCGTAGGGGGTGCGTTCAATGCCTTGGCGCACAGGGTTTGCGCCGTTCATGGCGTTGTGGCGCAGCGGGAGCAAGTCGGCTTCCAGTGCCTGAAATTGAATCGGAACTGTCAGGCTATCGCTCTTGAAGCGCGGGCGGCGACGAATGAAAACTTCGCCAGATTCATGCCGGGCGCGGGTGAGTAGGGTTTGCCAGCCGTAGAAGTCGGAACTGCCATCAGCGTCGAGTTCAGGAACGCTGAGATTCCAGAGGGCGAGAACGTCGCTGCGTAGACCGGCGTCGGCAATGCGCGGACGGGGTTGAATACCGCAACCGATGATATGACTGACAATCAGATCGAGGGCGTTGTTGATCCAGGGGTTGTTGCGAATCGCATCTTGCGAACGGGCGCGGGCGTAATCGGCGTCGTCGAGCGCGGCGTTGGGGCCGTAGGCTTTGCGCTCCCAGTCATCCAGGCGCGTTTTGGTGCTGGTGGCTTCATACGGGCGGGTGATACCGCGAACGCGGGTAATCGGGAGCGCGTTCATAGCCCTTTGCCTCCCGCGATGTAGACCCCTTTGCGTGGGCGGGAACCAGTGGAGAGTGCGGTTATCGCGGCTTGAAGGTCAGCGATGTACTGCTTGAGGTCGGCCACCTGCGCTGCGGTGAAGGTCACGCGAGTGTCGCCAGTGCCGACGCTGACCGTCTGAGTGCCGGTATTCAGGGCGTGATAAGCGGTCTGGGCTTCACTGAGCCAAGTCGCCAAGGTGTCGAGGGGGATGCCTGTAAAGGTTGCCATGCGCCCTGTTTACCGGAGCGTCGACGACAAAATAAGGCAAAATTTGTCGTCGGGCATAAAAAAAGCCCCTTGCGGGGCGTGGGCGGGCAAAGCTAGTGCTGGAAAAACTTCCAGCCTTTCTCTGTCCACTCGCGGGATACCTGGCCGGTCTTAGCCCGGTCGGCGGGAACATAGTCGTCCGCCGTGAATACCCGGACGGTGCCGTCCAGTAGGGCCAGGGCGCGGCCAACGCCCACGATGGCATCGGCGCTTTGCGCCGGGACCGGGAAAATTTCTTTCATGGTTTTTTCTCCAGTTTTGCGAACGCGGCGTCCCGCGCCGCTTCGGTAGCGAATTCCCGCCGGTCGCCGTCCTGGTGGCCGAACCGGTCGCGGGAGGGCAGGTAGAGAATCGCCCATCCGCTCGTGGTTCCATCCCGGAACTGATAGGGCGGGCGACGCACGGCATAGACCCAGACGCCGTTTTTCATAAATTCAGTCATTTCATTTCTCCAATTTGCCGCGCTCCGCATAGAGCGCGTTGAGTTTCGAGGTCGTCTGACCGTGCGCAAGCCGCGCCTCAGCTAGGTCGTCCTCCATGCGGTGCATGGCCTGGGCTTGCATATTTTGAATCCCCCGCAGCATCCAGATCTGTTCATCCAGCGTCGCGGCCGGGGCGCGTTCAGCGGTATCTTCATCCATCCCCGCAATCCATTCCGCATGATCGGCGGTCGCTTCAGCGACAAGTTCGGCCTGTTCAGCGGCAGTCGTCAGTGCGGCGACAACATGGTAGGGAGTCGGGGTTTTTCCATCCCGCCAGTTCCGCACGGTACGGGGAGTTACCCCGAGCAGTTCGGCGGCGGCTTCAAGGGTCAGGGCCGCACGGGAAAGCAGGACGGCGATCATGCCCTCTCCAACAAATCCAGTCGTGGCGATCATGCGGCCTCCCGCAAGTCGGATGCGGCGATGTAGGGGCCATCGCACTGCCGGAGCAGTGGGTCAGTGCCGGGGGCGAGGCGAATGATGCCCCGGAGGTGGGCGGTCGGCTCCGGGTAGCCGCGCTCGCCGCACACACCCCAGTCGATCAAGAACCCGTTCCACTCTATCGGGGCGGTAACAGATGGAGCCTGCATCGGGGGGAGGCCGTAGGCGAAAACAATTTCACGAGCGTTCATGTTTTTCCTATGCCCGGCGAACCGGGCGGGTGATGTGGATTACAGCCAGACGATTTCCGCGTCTGGCTGGCGGGTGCCGCACAGCCAAAATCCGGCCGGGCAGTCGTGGATATTTTCGCCGGTGGCGTACTGAGCGCCATCGGTGAAGATGTGGGTCAGGCGGTCGGCGTAGCAGCCGATACCGCCGTTCAGTTCGCTTTCTGTCATGGTTTTCTCCTGCCCTTGCGGGCGTTGGGGGGGTTAGGCGCGGGCCAGTTTCAGGCATTCAGCCCAGGAAATGGCGGTCACTTTCAGGCCGAACCGGGCGGCCGCGTCCCGGCGAATCG